ACTGCGGCGGCGACCCCAACATCACGCGTGGGCAACTACCACCAGATTTCCAAGAAGGTATTTGCTACCAGTGGAACTAAACTGTTCAATGGTTCCCCTGTTCTAAATCAGATTGCAGTCTGACTGGTTCAGGAAAAAAATTGGGTGAATTGCTGGGAAGCCCGGAGGCGGGTAATCAGCATCCAAGCGCCAGATGGAAGCGAGAGCTGAGGGCTGGTGAAGGTTCAACGACTAGGCGGTGACGAAAGAATAATCTGCCCACGAGCGCCCAACACGAAAGTGAAGATATAGTCTGATCTACGGTATAACCTAACCACAAGCCGTAGAAGTTGGTCATAAACAGGCCAGCGGTAACAAAATGCTTGATGCAGTTGACACAGCAGGCCGTGAGCGCGAACACAACTACCAGAAGGTGTTGAAGGCTCTCGAACTGCGCCGGGATATCGAAAAGGCAATCGGTGACACCGACGTTGCCCGTGACGGCTCTGACCCTCGTAAGTCAGCGTCACTGACTTGCTGGATGTCAAACGGTAGTGTGGGTGCAACTGGCGCCTTCGCTGTTGGTGCCGACGGCACAACAACGATCACGTCAGGCACGGCTCGCCCGTTGACACTTGCCCTCATCGAAGATGGCATGCAGGACGCGTGGGAAGACGGCGGTAATCCTCGTCTGATGGTTGCGTCTGCAACTAACCGCGCCAACTTCTCAGACCTGTCTGCCACAGGCAATCTGGTGTCTAACGACGTAAACATGACTGCCGCTAAGGAAGTCACATACGTCGGCTCGACTTCTGTATTCCTTACAGACTTCGGCACAGTCGAGGCCGTTCCATCACGCCTGATGGGCAACGACCGTGTGTTCTTGATTGACCCAGACTATGTGTCAATCTGCACACTGAAAGGTCGTAACTTCCTTGAGGAAGACTTGGCTAAGGACGGCGATGCGACCACGTCACACCTTGTGACAGAATGGTCACTGAAGCCAACCGCGCCACGGGCACACGCTGTTGTGTTTGACCTTAACGGTTCGTAAATATCACTGAGGGGGCGGGCGACTGCCCCCTCTCTTCTAATTCATAGGTGGTAATATGAAGCGCGTCTTATACACAGACCCACACACCAAAAAAGAAGTGTACATGCACCAGAACAATGACGGCTCGACTGTCATTGAGCAAAAGCAACGCTTCGACACGCTGGTAAAGCTAAACCGGCAGATGAACAACGACTACTCAAAGGGCAGTATGATCGGCAATACCCAGCGCCACATGCAACATGTAGCGGAAATACCTAATGTCGTGTATAATCACCTGATTGAGACGCTTGGCACGCCGCAGGAAAACCCGAAGGGTTGGAAGGCGTGGCTAAACGATCATCAAAACCGTGACTTTAGAACAGGCGGCGGAAACATATAATGGCAGTCGATACATACGCAAATTTACAGCTCGCCATAGCCGGGTTTCTGGCTAGGGACGACCTGACGGCACAGATACCCGACTTCATCACAATGGCCGAGGCACGCATGAGCCGCGAGCTTGAGACACGCAGTCAGGAAAAGCGCGCCACCGCGTCGACTGTTGGCGGCAACGAATACCTAGCCCTGCCGGTTGACTTGCGCGAGGTGCGCGAGGTGAAGCTAAACACCACGCCGCTGACCGTGTTGTCTTACTACAGCCCGTCGGCGCTTGACACAAAGTTTTCGTCGGGCGGTCAGGGCAAGCCGCTTGGCTACAGCATCATCGGCGACGAAATCAAATTGCGCCCGATCCCCGACACAACGTACACGGTCGAGATCGTTTACATCGGCACGATTGATGCGCTGTCAGCCGTAAACCAGACAAACAACATCCTGAGCCGGTCGCCCGACGCCTACCTTTACGGCGCACTGGCCGAGGCGTATGCTTACCTGCTAGATGAGACGCGTGCGTCGCAGTACCTGCAACGGTTCAACCTTGCGCTTGAAGAGATCAAGGTCGATGAGCAACGCTCGCATTATGGCACGGGGTCGTTGTTTATCAGCAGTGTATATCAACGCCAAAATTCAGCAGTGGAGAGCTAAACTATGTCTGCTATGTCCGACTACCTTGAGAATGAAATTCTCGACCACATCTTAGGCACCGGCGCCTACACGATGCCAGCAACCGTATATGTCGGCCTGTCGACTGGTTCGTTTAACGACGACAACAGCGGCACCGAGCTGACCGGCAACAACTACGCCCGCGAGGCTATCAGCTTTGGCGCGGCCGCATCTGGCGTCGCATCAAACGACGCGGCGGTCGAGTTTAACGCCGCCACCGGCTCTTGGGGTACGGTTTCGCACTTCGGTATCTTTGACGCCCTGACTTCTGGCAATCTGCTGATCCACGGCGCACTGACCGCAAGCAAGGTCATCGAGACTGGCGACATCCTCAAAATCGCAATCGGTGATATGGACATTACCGCCGCTTAGGGGTAGCCAATGTCGACAGTCGCACCACTAGATAGGCTAACCGGCACGCTTGATGCCCTGCCGTTTACCATCGACACGGTTGGCGACAAGGTCGCGTGGACTGCGGTTGCGCTCGACCATATGGACGGCTGGGGCGCGTTAGATAACTGGAACTATGGCACGCTCGATGCGCTCGCGCTGGAAGTAAAGGTCGCTGACGGTAGCGCCAGCACCGCAATCACCGCAACATCCGAGGCGTCGAGGTTAAAAAGCGTCTCAGCGGCTGTAAGCGTCTCTGTGACGGCCTCTGGCACCGCCGAGCGTATAAGACCTATGGTTGCCTCTGTTGAGGCCATCAGCACGGCTTCTAGCGCGTTTGCCCGTGTCCGGCCGTTTGAGGCACTGGTCAACGCAGTCGGCACTGCGACGTCTGACCTTAATCGCATACGGCCTATGGCGGCCACAGCCACAATCACCGCCAGCGCGACGTCTAGCTCTAACTTTGTGACGCTGGGCGCTGGCACGGCTGACATTGCGGTTACGCAGGCTACAAGTGTCGTGGCGGAGTTTGCTGGGGCCGGTACGCCGCAGGTGGCAGTGACTGGCGACGTGACAATGACTATACTCGGCGAGGAGTGGACGGCAGTCACACCGACTACGCCGTCTTGGGCGACTGCGGCGGCAGGCGCACCTAGCATTTGGTCAACACCGCCCGCGGGCGCAACTGGTAACTGGTTAGGGCAATGATTACTTTTGGCGAATGGCTACCGGATCAGCCGGACTTTATGAACGCAGGCGTCGTCACGGCAGAGAACGTGATACCGGCGTATAACGGCTACCGGCCGCTAAACCAGTTTATTAGCTTTAGCAATTCTGCCAGCGGCACAATACGAGGTATCTATGCGGCTAAAGACAACAGCGGCAACGTCAAGCTATTCGCTGGGGACGACAGCAAGCTATACTCGTTCAACCCATCAACCAATAATCTGGACGATGTCAGCAAGGCTGGCACACCAGCCTATGACCTCGCTGGCCCAGAGAAGTGGCGTTTCGTACAATTTGGTGAGTATGTCATTGCGTCTGGCGGAACCGGCGAAGAGTTGCAGAAGTGGCAACTAGGCACAGACACTGCGTTTTCTGACTTGGCTGGCTCGCCGCCAAAGGCTGACTTTTTGGCCGTGGTGCGTGACTTTATCTGGACGGCTAATATCGACGAAGGCTCAGGGCGTGTGCCGTATAAGGTCAGATGGTCAGGGTTTAACGACATCACAAGCTGGACGTCCGGCGTCGATCAGAGCGATTATCAGGAACTTCCCGATAGCGGTGCTATTACCGGAATGGTGGGCGGGGAGTTTTGCACGATACTTTGCGAGAAGGCTATATTTCGCGCCACATATACCGGCCCGCCGCTTATCTTCCAGTTTGACAAGGTCGAGAGCCAACGCGGCTGTAGCATACCCGGCTCAGTGTGTAACTACGGCTCAAACGTGTTTTACTATTCCGACAACGGCTTCCACATGTTTGACGGCCAGCGGTCGACGCCGATTGGCAATGAGAAGATCGACAAGTTTTTCGCCAAAGACTTTAACTCGCAGTACAAGGACAGGATGACTGCGGCGGTTGACCCGCTTAATCAGATCGCGGTCTGGTCGTACACTAGCACCGCCAGCACAACCGGCCAGCCCGACCGCCTGCTGATTTTTAACTACGCATTGGGTCGCTGGTCACTCGGCAAGGTAAACGCTGACTTTATCACGCCATTCTTTAGCGCCGGTTACACGGTCGAGGACTTGGACAACCTGTCGGCAACGATTGACGGCCTGACCACAACACTCGACAGCCAGCTATTTCGCGGCGGTCAGTTTTTCTTTGGCGGCGCGGTTGGCGATAAGCTGTACACGTTTACCGGCGACCCGTTGCAGGCGACAATCACGACCGGCGAGGCGGCGCTTAGCGTCGGCAAGCACAGCATTATCACGCGTGTGTACCCGTATCACGAAGATGGCACGGTTGAGCTGTTCGTCGGCTTGCGAGGCACGCCAACCGACACAGTCGCGTTTCAAGCTGGTGGCGGCACTAACGCGGCAGGATTTGTGCCGTTTAGGTCACAGGACAGATACCAGCGGGTGAAGATGTTGCTGTCGAATAACTGGTCATTCGCGCACGGCATTGACGTCGAGGCTAGGCAGGTGGGTCGGCGATGACGGTTGAACAGCGCAAGGCTAACTTTCGCATACTTAACCCGATCACGGCGACAACCCGTGAGATTGCTGAGGTGCTGAACCGCACGATCAATGGCGGCCTCAATAGTATCGGATATGTTACCTTAGGCGCAAACGTAACCGAGACGACGGTATCTGAGCCACGTTACAGCACCGAGAGCTTGGTGTTTTTTTGCGGCGTTGACCACAACCCGTGGCATCACAACCCGTATGTGAAGGGGACGAGCACAAATGGAACAATGGTTATCGGACATGACAACCAAGGACACACCGCCGATTTCGCCTATCTTATTATCGGATAGTGACCGGCTAGGTGGACATTGGGAACGGTGCCACAAGTGGATTAGCGACGCGCTGGAATATGCTGGCGGCACGCACACAATGGAAGACGTCTACCACGCTGTGGCTACCGGCAAGGCACAGTTACATCCGCTAGAGAAGTCTGCTATTATCACAGAAATAGTGGACTACCCACAGCGGTCTATATGCCGCATCTGGTTAGCTGGCGGGGACTTGAGCGAGCTGACTGAGGCGGAGAAGTCCATATCGGTTTGGGCGAAGTCACTCGGTTGTGACGCGATGGAAATTATCGGCAGGAAGGGCTGGCAACGGCACCTCAAAGATTACACCGCGACGGCGGTTATTTTGGCGAAGGATTTGAACGATGAGTAAAGGCGGCGGATCAACACGCACAATCACCCAGAGTAGCGGCCCACCAGCATACGCGAAGCCATTTCTTGAGTACGGCATGTCGCAGGCCAAAGAGCTGTACGAGGGTGGTGCGCCTCAGTATTACCCCGGCCAGACGGTTGTGGGTTACTCACCCGAAAGCGAAGCGGCACTTGCGGCACAACGTCAGATGGCTGTGTCTGGTTCGCCGTTTATTCCAGCCACGCAACAGGCGATATACCAAAACCTAACCGGCACAAACCCGCTGATGTCTGCGGCTATGCAACCCGTCGTGCAACAGGTGCAGGCTCAGGCGGCTCAGGCTGGCCGTTACGGCTCTGGTTACCAGCAGGCGGCGCTTGGTGCGGCTCTGGCGCCAATGGCGTATCAGGCGCAACAGCAGGCCATACAGCAGGCACCAGCCGCGTATGAGTTTGGGTTCCGCGACCTACAGAAGCTGGCCGAAGTCGGCGCGGCACGCGAGGCGCAATCGCAAGCCGAGCTTGAGGCGGATATGGCGCGCTTCCAGTTTGAGCAGGAAAGCCCGCTTAACGCGTTGGCGAATTACATGTCGATTATTCAAGGCGGCACGGTTGGCGGCGAGAAGTCTCAGCCGGTATATCGTCAGCCAATCGGCTCTGCGCTGTCCGGCGCTCTTGGCGGCGCACAGCTTGGCGGTATGTTTGGCGCACCCGGCTTAGGCGCTATTGGTGGCGGTTTAGCGGGATTATTGGGGGCTTAGTATGGCGGACAGTATAGCTAACAGATTTAATCGGTTGCAGATGCCGTCACGCTTGGCGTCGCCAGCAGGAACTACCGCTACCAATCAATACGGCCAGACTAGCTTTGCTGGTAACCGCCGCAACCCACCAATGATGATGCGCCCAACGGCACCAACGCTGTCACCTATGATGCGTGAAGTGTTACGTCAGGCGCAGATGAAAAAGGCGCAGGAAGCCCAGCAGGCGGCTTCTGGTATGCCTATGCCCGGCGTACTACCTATATCCAAGCCAACGCCGCCACCGAGCCAACCTAGCGGGTTTATGGGCGCATTTAGCCAGCCACTGGCGTCACCGGTCGGTCAGGCGATTAGCCAAGCCGCGATTGCGGGTGCGCGTGCCAGCGACTGGTCGCCCACACCGGTGTCGCTTGGACGTGTGCTGGCTGAGATGGGTGCGGCGGCTAGTGAGGGTTATGCGGGCGCGCAGGATCGTGAGTTAACAAATCTTTTGACGCAGGCAAAGATTGCGGAGAAGTTAGGCACGGCAGGACAGTTTTACAAAGGCTCAAGTGTAACAGCTCAAGACAGAAACATTGTCTTAAATTTGGCGCCAAAAATAAAAGACGGCACAGCCACTGAGCCTGAGCAACAGCAATATGCAATCTCATATCAAGCTCTATCAACGCCAAGAACAGAGCAAAGAACTGCGGCTGATGGCACAGTTACAACTGTGCAGGTTCCCGGTATGGATTTAAGCAATCTGCCTACGCCCGCCGGTCTTAAAGCTGGCGAAACTGTCATTGGCACAAAGAAACCAGACTTTTCTGGCGATAAATTGTTGGCTGGCTCATTTGCTAACAGAATGATTGACAGCCAAACTATATTCGACAGGTTGACCACTGACGGTTATGACCCAACCAATACAAGAGATTATGCGGCAAGTAACTTGCCGGTTATTGCACAGTCAGCCGCGATGTCGTCACAAGGCCAGCAATACTTAGCGGCTAAGAAAAATTTTATAACCGCTGTCCTAAGAAAAGAGAGTGGCGCGGCTATTTCGGCTACAGAATTTGAGACTGAAGACATCAAATACTTCCCACAACCGGGCGACAGTGCGGCTACGATAGAGCAAAAGCGTTTAGCCCGCAAAACCGCTATTGATGCAATGAAAGCTCAATCAGGTGGCGCATTTGAGTTTTTGCAAAAAGAGGGTATGGGCGCGTCTAGCATATCATCTTTGCCTAAAGGCTCTGTATTTATTGAAAGAGCTGGCGGAAAGTCTTTTTACAGAACACCAGACGGCAAAACATTAGTGGTTGATTGATATGGCGATTAGAGAAGCGACAC